ATAATCGACTATCTAGAACAGATAAAATACACTATTTCTTTTAGATGTTTTTAATTAAAGAAATAGTGTTTTTACTTTTGTGCGGAGAGTCAAACTTCATTTTCTATATTCAGAATAAAAGTATAGCGTTTCGAGAAAGGAGCATCCAATTGGATGCTTTTTATTATATAAAAATTACAAAGATGACGAAGAGGATGTGTGAAAGTAAATACTAATGAAAGAGTTTAAAACAAAAGAACAGAAGCGTAAGTTCTATGATAGTGGAGCTTGGAAACAATTACGTGAACAAGTAAAGAAGCGAGACAACTATGAGTGTCAGGAATGTAAACGAAATGGTCGTGTTCAAACAGACACCAATGAATACAGTGAGAGTGCAAAGCGTAAGAAGATACAGCTTGTTGTCCATCATATCAAAGAGCTTGAGCATCATCCTGATCTTGCATTAGAAATAGATAACCTTGAAACCGTCTGTGTTAATTGCCATAACAAAGAACATGGAAGAGTTTACGAAAAAAAACAAAATAAATGGGAACATGATGAAAAATGGTAAAACAATTTAAAAATAACACCCCCCTTAAAATATTTCATGAAAAATTCGTCTTAGGGGCACCGGAGGAGGGGGTCGATTTTCTAAATTTATAAGTAAATTCGCGCGTTATATCAAATTGGAAAACGATGTAAATCAGAAGGGAGGGATATTGTGGCTAGAGTGAAGCGTGAAACAATGAGAAAAAGGATTGAAAAGGATTTAATAAATCAATTGAAAGAAAAAAAGATTGTAGGTAATCATTATGCTGACTTAATTCAAGATTATTTATCGCTGTGGGATTTAAAATGTATTCTTGTTGATGATATTGAAGAAACAGGAATAAAAGTATCCGGCATGCACGGTCCGAAATCCAATCCTTCTATTAATGATTTACATAAAACTAACGATCGAATGATAAAGATTTTNNGAGCGCATAATGCTAATTGATTACCTAGAGAAATACATTTTAATACGTGATGATCTGTATTTCGATAATGAAATGCATGATGATTATATAAAGTTTACAGAGAAATGGTATTTTGAATTACAAACATTTCAGAAGTTTTTAACCGCTTTTGTTTTTCTTTTTTATGAAGAAGACGATTCGGTTTTTTACGAGCAGTTTCTAATTATGATGGCTCGTGGTGGCGGTAAAAATGGTTTGATTTCATCATTATGTCATTTCTTTATTAGTCCACTACACGGAATAGACCGCTACAATGTTTCAATTGTGGCTAACAACGAGAAGCAAGCTAAAGTTTCTTTTCGTGAAGTCTATGATGCTATTAAAGGAAAAGAAATACTAGAAGATATGTTTTATCGAACTAAGGTAGAGATACTGAGTAACGATACTCAAAGCATTATGCAATATCATACATCTAATGCTGGTTCTAAGGATGGGCTTCGTGACGGTTGTGTTATTTACGATGAAATACACAGATATGAAAACTTTGATGTAGTAAATGTATTCTCTAGTGGACTTGGAAAAGTGCCAAATGCTAGAGAATTTTTTATTGGTACAGATGGCTTTGTCCGCGACGGATTCCTGGACAAGACGAAAGAGCGAGCAATGAACATTCTAAAAGGAAAAGATTTAGAAGATCCATTGTTTCCTTTCATTTGCAAAATAGATAATCCAGAAGAAATTGATAATCCTGATGTATGGGAAAAAGCGAATCCGATGTTTAGCGAGCCGAGAAGTTCTTATGCTAAACAATTATTTAAAAAAGTATTAACTCAATATAAACAATTAGAGAATAATCCTTCAAACCGTGAAGAATTTATAACAAAACGGATGAATTATCCCGAAACAGATTTAACAAAGTCTGTAGCTTCATGGGAAGAGATAATGCGTACTGGTTTTGAAGAAGATGGAGAAACGCGTTCGTTCATTATGCGGTTGACTGGAATGGAATAATCCAAATCGCAGATACAAAGTCCATTGCTTATGGTGGAGGTACTGCTGCTAATAAACGATTTGTACATGTAGAGTTATGCGAAACAGTGGACTATACAAAATTCAAACGCAGCTATGATAAATATGTTAAGTTACTAGCTAAAATCTTACGTGACCTTAGATTATCTGTAGAAAAAGGATTATGGACTCACTATGATGTAACGAAATACCTTGGTGGAACAGATTATGAAGATCCACTTGACTACTTAAAGTTTCATTTATTTTGTGCGGGCTGAAAGGGATGGTTGGTTAAATCTTGGTGGGGATCAGTGGATTAAGAACGATCCATCTTATGTGCAGTTTAATAAGAAAAGTACAGTTGATTCATCTATTGTAGGGAAGCGTGTGGTTTCTAAGGTTAATAATCTACGTTTCTATGATGCTCCATCTTGGCAGGTTTCGTAGATGCAGGTGAGGGATATACAATTGAAGGAAAGGTAAATATGGACGGTTCACTACAATTTAAGGTGCACCATTGTATAGGGAAAACATATTATATTACGATTAATGAAGTTTATGTGTATGTAAGATAACTGTATTACTACAATATAGTACAATCATAGGAGGTAGTTATGTGTTTGATAAAAATGAAATACAAAAGATAAATGGGATACTTCAAGCAAATGCATTAAATCCAAATGTAATTGGCCCTACACTTCCCCCAATCCCACCATTTACTTTACCAACCGGTCCCACGGGTCCAACAGGAGGGACAGGCCCAACGGGAGGAACGGGTCCAACAGGAGGGACAGGCCCAACGGGAGGAACGGGTCCAACAGGAGACACAGGCCCAACGGGAGGAACGGGTCCAACAGGAGACACAGGCCCGACAGGAGCAACTGAAGGTTGTCTTTGTGATTGCTGTGTTTTACCTATGCAAAGCGTTTTACAACAACTTATTGGAGAAACTGTTATTCTTGGCACTATTGCAGACACACCCAACACGCCCCCACTTTTCTTTCTATTTACTATCACTTCCGTGAATGATTTTTTAGTTACAGTTACAGATGGCACTACAACCTTTGTGGTCAATATTTCTGATGTAACAGGAGTAGGTTTTTTACCACCAGGACCACCTATAACATTACTTCCACCTACCGATGTAGGATGCGAGTGTGAATGTCGTGAACGACCAATTAGACAGTTACTGGATGCGTTTATTGGATCTACAGTGAGTCTTTTAGCAAGTAATGGTTCTATTGCAGCGGATTTTAACGTGGAACAAACGGGACTTGGTATAGTACTAGGGACATTACCTATAAATCCAACTACAACTGTTAGGTTTGCTATTTCAACTTGTAAAATTACAGCTGTGAATATAACTCCTGCTACGATATAGTGGATTTCTTTCAGAAGTATCTGTTCCTAATAGATTAAAAAGCAGAGTAGACAATCTACGTTTCTATAATGCTCCATCTTAGCAGGATAAAGATGGAGCTGGTTCTGTAGATACAGGATTGGGATTTATAATTGATGCAAAAGTGAGTGTCAATGGTTCGCCACAGTATAAAGTACATAACAGTAAAGGAAAAACATACTATACTACTACAAATGAAGCCTATGTATTTACTCATCTAACACAATGTATCTTCATGATTAATTAGCTGTGTCCTCTTGCTCTTTCTAAATCCTCTATCTGTAAATTCTCCACAACTATATTATTGGCGTACAATAATTAGGTAAATGTGTCTAAATGGTTTTCTAAGCGTACAAAATTCCCAAATTGATATGGTAAGTTTATGAAAATAATAGTGAAAAATAATATATATGTCTAATACACTATCGAGTTTTATCCATATTATCTTATTAAGAATTACAAAAGGAGGTGGAAAAAGAATGGACGAGCATATACAACCTCAACTTTCACCGCCATGGATCACATATTTTAATGAACTTAGAAATTCAGTAGGAGCTGATCCAACTGTAACAGTAGGTCCGCTAATACCGACTGATGGAAATTTTATTATTTTAGTACAAACTACGGATTTTGCAAAAGCGATTACATTAGCTACACTTCTTAAACCTACAGTGCAATTTGGCAATGTAACTATTATTGTTAGTGTTATTGGGGATGGGATTGTAAATCCAATTCCTTATCCTTTAGACGCTTTTGAACTTGTACAAGTTGTTGTACAGCCGCAGTTCTCGGGTGGAGCGAATGTTGTTTTTCCAGTTTTTTCTGCAGAAGTAATACAGTTTTTTAATGATGATATATCTAATCTGTGTCAAACTTTCACAGAAGTCGCTGCAAAAGTTTTTCGTGATGTAATGAATGATGCAATATGCGGTATACCGATTTTATACTCGACAAGTTGTAGTACAAGTACTGAAACTACATAA